AAGATATAGAAAATGGCATCTACGATCAAATTTTAACAAGCAACGAAGTTCTACACATTCCACTATTTAGAATGCCAGGATCACATTATGGATTAAGTCCAATTGGTGCTTGCCGTATGTCTGTTGGTATTGCACAAGCATCTGATACATATGCTGCATCATACTTTGGTAATGCATCAAATCCTGGCGGAGTTATTGAAGTTGCAGGAGAATTAAATTCAGAACAAGCAGGAGACATTGCTCGTAACTGGCAAGAATCACATGCTGGACCATACATGTCTGGTAAAGTTGGTATTCTTTCTGGTGGTGCTGCATTTAAACCACTTCAACTAAACGCTGCTGACGCACAACTAATTGAGGTCAGACGATTCAATGTGGAAGACATTGCAAGAATATTCCGTGTCCCACTATCACTTCTAGGTCATCCTACACAAGGAGCAATGTCCTATGCATCAGTTGAAGCACAGAACCTTTCATTTGTACAACACTCATTGCGTCCATTGCTAGAGCGTTTGGAACAAGCACTATCTCCACTACTTCCTGAGTCAGATGGATTTATTCGCTTTAACCTAGATGCACTTTTGCGAGGTACAACACTAGAACGCTTTGATGCATACACAAAGGGATTAAGAGAAGGATTCTTATCACTAAATGATGTAAGAAACTACGAAGATCTATCATCACTTGGAGAATCTGGAGATCAATACAGACTTCCTCTACAAAACATTGATGCTGGTCAAGCACCACTTGTTGGAGATAAGATTAAGGCTGAAATAATTACAATGCTTGTACAGTCTGGATTTGATCCAGCAGATGCTGTAAAGGCTGTTGATATGATGCCAATCAAGCATACAGGAGTTCCTTCAACGCAACTACAACCTGTATCTATGATAGATCCAATAGATCCAGAATCAGTATACGAGGTTAAATAATGCCAATAGAAAATGTCCCAGAGTTCATTAAAAATAATGCACAAAGAGGCCTAGACTATTTAGCAGAAGGTTTCGGTGGCGATGGACTTACTGATGCTACTAAAAGAGAAGCAAGAGAGATGGCAGCAGGAAATATCTCTGATAACAAAGTAAGAAAGATGGCACCTTGGTTTGCTCGTCACAAGGTAGATGGACAAGCACCAAAGAATAAAGATTCCTCAGATCCAGGGTATCCTGGTGCAGGATTAGTTGCTTGGCTGCTTTGGGGTGGCAATGCAGATTTTGATAATGCTGCTCAGGACTGGGCACAACGCCAAATTGATAAATTAGATAATGAAACTAATAAAGCAAGGAGTAAGATGAAGAAGACAGAACGCCGTACCTTTACGGTCAGAGACATAGAGGCAAGACAGGCAGAAGACGGTACTATGCGTATGGCAGGTTATGCTGCTGTGTTTAACGAAGCATCTGTTCCTTTGCCATTCATTGAAAAGATTTCACCAGGTGCATTCACAAAAACACTTCAAGAGACACCAGATGTTCGTTTATTGGTTAACCATGAAGGATTACCTATGGCCAGAACTAAAAACGGTACAATGAGATTGTCTGAAGATGAACGAGGACTATACTTTGAAGCAGAACTAGCAAATACACAAGAAGCAAGAGATCTATATACACTTGTTGAGCGTGGAGATGTAGACCAAATGTCATTTGCATTTAGAGTAATTCGTCAAAACTGGAATAAGGCTCGTACAGAAAGAACACTTACAGAAGTAAGCCTTTCTGACGGAGATGTATCAATCGTCACATATCCTGCATATACAGCAACTTCAGTAGAAGCAAGAGAATTAATTAAAAGAGCCATGCATGAAATTAAGGCAGGCAGAGAAATAACAGGCGAATCACTATTAGTATTAAAGCAAATCTTTGGAGACTTATCTGAAGGTCACGAATACATCATGAAGGCAGTAGAAGTAATGTCTATGCTATTTGGAGAAGGAGAAATGGAAGAAGATTCTATTTATCCAATGCTTCAGGTTGAAGAAGACGAACTAGAAACAGAAAGCCGTGAAAAGGTTGGAGATTTTGTTCGTTGGAACTCATCTGGTGGAATTGCAAGAGGTCGCATTGTTGAAATTAAGACAGAAGGATCTATTAATGTTCCTAATTCAGACTTCAGCATAAATGCAGAAGAAGGAGATCCAGCAGTTCTTATTCGTGTATACAAAGAAGTAGAAGGTGGTTGGGAACCAACTGATACTCTTGTTGGTCATAAAATGTCTACTTTAACATCTATTGATCCACTTCCAGAAGCAAAAGAAGAGTCTGCTAATGTTATCAATGTAGTGGATGTTCCTGGTCAAGGTGGAAAGATTGTTGGAGATTTCCCATCAGTTCTAAACTTCTTACCAGATAACATGCCAAGATCAATGTCTCTACGCTTAGCACAAGCAAAGAGAAATAGTATAAAATAATATTCCTATCTAACAAGATAGGTAGAAGTCGGAGTTAGGCTCACACCCGTAAGCGTCGTGAAACCCGTAGCCACCACCTCAAACTAAAATAACTCATAAAAAGGAGAACAATAAATGTCTTATTTAGACAAAGTAATTGAACGCCGTGATGCAGTTAAGGTTGAAATGGATGCAATTCTTGATGCAGTAGCATTAGAGAATCGTACAGACCTTACAGAAGATGAATCAGCAAAGGTTGATACCTTGGTTGAAGAGTCACGCTCACTAGATTCAAAGATTGAAAAGTTGACTGCTCAAGCAGCAGCAGATACAAAGGCAGCAGAAGCAAGATCAGCATATTCTGATGTTGCAATGCCAAAGGTTGGCGGATCAAAGGTAACTCGTGAAGCCCGTACATACTCACCAGAGAATGCAGATGTTTCATTCGTAAAGGATGCATTTACTTCTAAGTTCAGCAATGATTATGCAGCAGCAGAGCGTCTTGCTCGTCACTCTCGTGAAGAGGAAATTGAGCGTCGCTCAGTAGGAACTGGCAACTTTGCTGGTCTTGTAATTCCTCAGTACCTTGTTGATCTAGCAGCACCATTTGCTCGTGCAGGTCGTCCATTTGCAGACTTTGCAACAAACAAGATGACACTTCCACCAGCAGGTATGACACTAAATATCTCACGCATGACTACTGGTACATCAACTGAAGTTCAGGCTGCTGAAAATGATGCTATCTCAAATACAAATGCTGACGATACACTATTGACTGTGAATGTTCGTACAATCGCAGGACAACAGGATATCTCAAAGCAGGCTATTGAGCGTGGTACAGGTATTGACCAGTTCATCATCCAGGATCTTATCCGTGGATGGCACACAACACTTGACAACCAGATCATCAACGGTGATGGTACATCAGGTGCAATGCTTGGTATTCGCAACACACCAGGTATCAATAGCGTTACATACACAGATGCATCACCTACAGTTGCAGAACTGTATCCAAAGTTAGCAGATGCTTACCAGCAAGTGCAGACAAACGTATTCCAGAATCCAACACATTGGGTAATGCATCCACGCCGTCTAGCATTCTTGCTTGCAGCAACTGATTCAACAGGTCGTCCATTAGTAGTTCCAACACTAAATGGTGCGATGAACGCAACTGCAACAGGTACAGGACCAGCAATATACGGTAACTCAGGTTACTCATTGATGGGTCTACCTATCATTGCAGATGCAAACATCATCACAAATGGTGGTGCTGGTGCAAACCAGGATCAGATCTATTGCGTAAATGCAAATGAAATGCACCTTTGGGAGCAAGCAGGATCACCATTCGCATTGAACTTTGATGCAACTGGTGCAGGCTCACTCACAATTAAGTCTGTAGTCTACGGATACTCAGCATTTACTGCTGGTCGTTATCCAGGAGCAGTTTCTGTAATTAACGGAACTGGTCTTATAGCACCTACATTCTAATCTAAATTTACATAGTTAATCTATGTAATACTTAGAGTAATCTAAGGTGGAGGACAGGTCTACAAATGCCCCGTTTATGGGCCTGTCCTTCATTACAAAAAGGAAGTTATGAAAAGAATTAAGAAGATCTTTAAGATTAAAAAAGAAACAGCAACTGCTAATCCTAAGATGGAGAAAGCGATGTTACCTAAATTGGAGAAGAGGAGCAAATGAGTAGACCTTTACTTAGTACTAGTAATCAACCTAGCAATGTTTATACAACATTGTCTGATGTAAAAAATGGTCTTCAAATAGAAGATATTACTGATGATACAGCAATTGAAGCAGCGATTCTTGCTGCAAGCCGTATGATTGATGACTATTGCCAAAGGGCTTTCTATCAAGAAGGAACTCTTGCTGCTCCAGTAACTAAATATTACACACCTGTAAGTCCGTGGTATTTAGAGATAGATGACCTTATTCAACCTACAGAGATAGCATCAAGAGCAAATCAGTCTGGACCATTTTCAACAATATGGAATTTAGACAATGATGTTATGTATGAGCCTATTAATAATCCACAATTAGGAAGACCTGTAACTAGACTATTAGCAGTTAGAACATATGTATGGCCTTACTTCTTTCCTCAGACAGTTAAGATAACTGGAGTTTGGGGTTATTCCTCAATTCCTTACGAAGTAGAATTAGCCTGTAAGATTCAGGCATCAAGATTATTTATTAGAAAGCAGTCTCCATTTGGTATTGCGGGATCTGTAGAACTAGGAACAGTTCGTCTTAATTCTCGTCTTGATCCAGATGTTGAGATACTTCTAAAGACATTTCGTAGAAACTTTGGATTGGCGTACTAATGTTAAACATAGGCCCAATCAGAGATGCATTAAAAACAAATCTACTAACAGTTGTTTCACCAACTGGCACAAACTTAAGAGTATATGATACTATTCCAGATGTGATAGTTCCTCCATGTGCGATAGTAGGACAATTAGATTTTACATTTGATGTTGACAATGCTCGTGGTTTAGACCAAGCAAATGTTGATATATTTGTAATTGTACAAAGATTCTCAGAGAGAGCAGGACAAGATAAACTTGACACTCTCTTGGCAGGAACAGGACCTAAATCAATTAAAACTGCTTTAGAATCAGATAGAACATTAGGTGGTCTTGTAAATACTCTAAGAGTAATAAGTGCAGATTCTGGTACTTATACTTCTGGAGATCAAACATATCTATCATACCGCTATAACCTCATAATTTGGGGATAAGGAGAAAATAATGAAATACGTAATTACTTCAAGTAAAAAGGTTTGCGGTAAGTTGAATGGTGAAGAACTTACCGAATCTGATATACTTAGTGCTGGAGGAAGTGTTGAACATCTTCTTGCATCTGGGAACATCAAAAAGGCAGGAAACTCACCAAAAGAAACACAAGAACCACAGGTAATAGAAGATGAACCACAAGTGCAACAGCAAGAAACTGAAGCATTTGTTTTTAACAATGTAAATTATGAAGGAGATAAATAACCATGGCAAGATTAGTATTAACAAATGTTGAAGTAACAGTTGCAGGCGTAAG